TAGACTGTATTTCACGCAAAAAGACACTATGACTTGCTGGTATTTGCCAGTAGATTCTATTGGTGGTGTTGCTTCACCCCTTTATTTTGGCGGTATTGCAAGAAATGCAGGTTATTTGCAAGCAATGGGCACTTGGACATTAGATGCAGGTCAAGGCGCAGATGATTACGCTGTATTTGCTACAAACATGGGTGAAGTTATAGTCTATAACGGAACAGACCCATCAAACGCTTTAACATGGGCTTTAAAAGGCGTATGGCAACTAGGTTATATATTTAGCCGTAGATTTTTCTATAAATTTGCTGGCGACATTCTTTTGCTTACCCAAGGCGGTTTAGTACCCCTAGCAGGTGCGCTTCAATCTAGTCGTTTAGACCCTAGAATTAACATAACCGATAAGATTTTTTACGAAATCAGCAGAGAAGCAGACGCATACTCTACTGAGTTTGGTTGGCAAGTTATACACTTTCCAAAACAAAATATGCTATTAATCAACATTCCCAACCCATCGGGAACTGAACAATATGTAATGCACACCATATCTAAGGCTTGGGCTAACTTTGTAGGCATAGATTCAAATGTGTATGAAATCCACAATGATAATTTGTATTTTGGTGGAAATGGCTATGTAGGTAATTTTTGGAATGGCTATGCAGATGACGGAGAACCTATTTCAGCTACTTGTCAACAGGCTTATACCTACTTTGATTTGCCAGGTCAGCAAAAACGATTTACTATGATTCGCCCTACTTTCTTGGTAGATGCTGGCGCACCTGGCGTTTATGCTGGTATTAATACCGACTTTCAGACCCAAAACAACTTAGGCCAAGTGTCTTTTCAGTCAGTTCCAACAACAGTAGGTGTATGGGATGCGGCTACTTGGGACAACTTTAACTGGGCAGGAAACCTTATTATTTACCGTAATTGGCAAAGTGTAAGTGGAATTGGGTACTCTGCCGGAATCAACTTAAACATTGTTTCTCAGGGTATTGATGTGCATTGGGTATCTACCGACTATGTAATGGAAAAAGGTTCAGTCATTTGAGGACTGTTACTACTAAAAATCAGGCTGATTTGGCTCAATGGATAAGCAACAAATTAGGTGGTGAAGCACCTAAAAACTTGATGTGTATAGGGCAGGAAATAGATGGCAAATTAAAAGCGGTAGCAAGTTATAGCAATTTTCAAGGTAAATCGTGTAATTTTAGTCTTGCAGGTGAAGGCAATTTTATGAATAAAGATTTTCTTTGGGCTATGTTTGATTACCCTTTTAATATTTTGAATCTGAAGGTTATAATAGCGACAATAGCAGGGAATAACGAAAAATCCCTGAAATTAAGCCGACACCTTGGTTTCAAAGAAATAGCCAATATTGCTGATGCTCACATAGATGGTGATTTAGTAATAATGATTATGAAGCGTGAAAATTGTAAATGGTTACAGTTAAACGCAGATTTGAACAAGGTAAGGAGATTAACATGAGTTTTGTTACTGATGCAGTTAGTAATATTTTAGGTGGTGGCCCTGAAGCCCCACCTGCACCTGATTATGAAGGTGCAGCTAAAGCAACTGCCGCTAGTAATATAGATGCCGCAAGAGCAGCTACAGCAGCTAACCGTGTAAATCAAGTAACTCCATACGGTAATGTTAGTTATCAGCAAACTGGTACTGACCAATACGGCAATCCAACTTGGACAGCAACTCAGACTCCTTCTAGTGCATTAGAACCTGCCATTAATAAATCAATGGAAGCTGTAGGGAGCTACGATTTTAGCCAGTTTAATCCTTCCGATTTACCTTCTGTTGGTATTAACCCTGGCGAAACTTATTCTGACGCTATTATGCGTAGATTGCAGCCACAAATTCAGATGCAAAATGAAATGTCAGACCAGCAATTAGCAAATCAAGGCATTATGCCTGGTTCGCAAGCCTACAATAATGCTAAACAGTTGTTGCAACAATCTCAAAATGACAAGCTAACAAGTGCAATTACTAGCGGTTTTGATGTTGGATTGCGAGCAAATGCCAACCAATTTGGTCAAGATTTAAGTGCATACAACGCTAATTTAGCTGCCCCATTTACTTATGCAAGCAATGTAAAAGCATTGGCTACTCCTAGTTATGTAAACCCAACAAATCAACCTGTTACGGCTGGCGCTGATATTTTGGGAGCTGCAACCGCTAAAGGTAATTACGATTTAAGCAATTACAACGCTGAACAAGCTAGAAATGCCAGCATGACAAGCGGATTAATGAGTGTAGGTGGTGCAGCAATTTTGGCTTCAGATATTCGCACCAAAGAAAACATTGTTGAAATTGGCGTTTCTAAGATTGGTTTGCCTGTTTATATATACGAATACAAGTCTGAATGGAAAAATGAAGCCGGTCATGGCAAGTTTATGGGTTACATGGCTCACGAAGTTGAAGAACTTATGCCTGAAGCAGTTATCACAAGACCTGATGGCATCAAAATGGTTAATTATGGAGCTTTAAATGGCTGATATAAATCTAACAGGTACTTTGCCACCTGAAATTTTACAGCAACAACTGCAATTAAATCGCCAACAACAAATGGCGCAGTTGTTAATGCAACAGGGTATGCAGCAACCACAAGGCCAAATGGTTAGTGGTCGTTATGTTGCCCCTAGCATCTTTCAGAACCTTGCTCCATTACTTAAGACTTATCTTGGTTCACGCATGGCTGAAAAAGGTGATAAACAAGCGTTAGACCTTGCTAAACAACTGCGTGACCAACAGCAACAAATGGGTCAAAATTACTTTGAAGCAATTAGCCCAACTCAAACTGAATTAGCAGGCCCAACTCCAACAGGCGCACCATTAACTACGGTTAATCAGCCTGATTATCGTAAAGCCTTTGGTATTGCAACAGACCCTTATGCACCTTCTTGGCTTAAAGCTCAAGCTGCGGAAATGCTTAAACCACAAAAAGTGGGTGAAGGTGAAAAGGTTATTCGTTTTAACCCTGCAACTGGTAAAAATGAAGTGGTTGCCGAGGGTGGTGAAAAATATCGTGCGCCTACATCAGTTGATATGGGAACAATGGGAACAATGTTAATTTACCCTGATGGTAGGCGTGAAACAATCCAAAAAGGTAGAGAAGGCCCTGCTGGTCAAGTAGTTGAGCGTGATGACGGAACTTTCTTAGTAAATACTCGTACTGGTCAAGCTACGCCTGTAATGGGTGCAGGTGGACAGCCATTGCAGGGTGGCGGCAAGCCACTTACTGAAACACAATCTAACGCTGTAGCATTTGGTGCAAGAGCAATTGAAGCAGATAAAATTGCCACTAATTTGGAAAAACAAGGCGTTACAAATACAGGCATTATTCGTACAATTGCTGGTGGAATTGTAGGTCAAGCACCTATTGTTGGTGAAAAATTAGAACAAGGTGTTCGCTCTGCATTTAACCCAATACCTTCTGTTTTGGGCGGCCCAAGCGGTGAACAGCAACAAGTAGACCAAGCTCGTAGAAACTTTATTACCGCTGTATTGCGTAAAGAATCGGGCGCAGTTATTAGCCCTACTGAATACAGAGATGAAGAAAAGAAATACTTTCCGCAAATTGGTGATACAGATAAAACTATTACTCAAAAGCAAGAAGCCCGTAGATTGGCTATTAAGGCTCTTGAAGCGCAAGCTGGCGCAAGCGGAACTCGTCAAATTAACAAAATTGTTAATGAAATGGGAACTAGCAGTACAGGCAATGTAGTTGACTTTAACCAGTTACCTTCAGGAAGAAGATAATATGGATGTACGGATGCCCGATGGTACAGTCGTTAAGAATGTACCCGACACAATAACGCAAGCCGACTTGTTGGCTCGTTACAACTCATTTAAAACCCCTGACACACGGGGTAATATTATTACGAGTGATGTACCTACGGTAGCCGGTCAAGTACCTAATCCACCTGTAATGCAAGAACCACAACGCACTATGATGGACAAGTTAAAAGCCATCTATGAAGTGCCATTAGCGGCAGGTAGCGCTATGGTGGCAGCCCCCGTAAGTTCTGCTTATGGTGTAGCCAAATCGCTTGCAAGTCCTGAATTTGGTACACAAGCTGGAGTTCAACAGGGCCAACAAGCGGCAAATAGATTAGCTCAACAAATGACTTACCAACCTACTTCACCTGTTAGCCAAGATGTGCTTCAAGGCATTAGTAATGTTGCAGAAGCTACAAAAATTCCTGTAACACCTGGCGGCATTGGTCAAATTCCTTCTTTTGCTCAACAAGCTAGTAATGTAGGTCAAGTTATTCGCCCTGTAGCTAATCAAGCTATGCAAACTGTTAGACCAACAGTAAACAACATGGTTCAAGCCTTACGCAGAGAGCCTCAACCTACTATGGCAGGGGTAGGCGCTGCTGAAGTGCCAGAAGCTGTTTCAAGAGTTCAGCTAGCAAACCAATTAAGAGTGCCTGGAACTGTTAGTAAGGGTCAAGCATTAAGGGATTTGGGTGAACAGAAGTTTGAAATTGAAACACCTAAACAATTCCCAGAGTTAGGCAAGCGTTTGACTGAAGAACAAGCCAAACGCAATGACACCATTTTGCAGAACTTTGATGCGTATGTGGATGCTACAGGCAAAGAAACCTTTGGACTAAGGGAAACTGGTCGTATTGTAGATAAAGCACTTGTAAACGCTGCAAATAGAGCTAAACAAGAAATTAATACTGCTTATACGGCTGCTAGAGAAGCTGGTGAAACCCAACAACCATTGGCTTATGCACCTTTAAAGACCTATATTGACCAACAGACACCTACTGTTAAGCGTAAATTAGCACCAATTCTTAGCGCAGTAGACGAAGAAATTGCTCGTAATGACCCAAAGAAAACAGGTCAAATACCAATTAATTCATTGGAAGATATTTACCAATTTATCAATAAGAACTACGAACCTGGCACACCTGCCGGTACTTATGCCAAAGAAATGAAAGACTTGATTAATCAGATTACTGAGGGTCAAGGCGGTAAATTGTACAAAGAAGCTCGTCAGTTACGCACTAAATACGGTAGAGAGTTTGAAAATGTTGGTTATGTAGACAAGTTACTCCGTCAAAAACCTGGCACTACAGACAGAGCAGTAGCGTTTGAAGATGTGTTTGACCATGCAGTTCTAAACGGTTCTTTAGACGATGTTGCAGCTATTGGCAGAACATTGAAAAAAGCAGGGCCAGACGGTCAGCAAGCCTGGAAAGAGTTACAAGGTCAGACTATTCAATACATGAAAGACCAAGTCACTAAGTCTACGGATGTAGATTCTTTTGGTAATCCTGTAGTTTCCCCTGCTAAGTTTAAGGCTGTAGTCACGACTTTAGACCAAGACGGTAAGCTAGATTACTTGTTTGGCAAAAAAGGCGCTCAAGAAATTAGAAACTTGTTGGAGTACACAATTACTGTCAATGCACCACTAAAGGGTGCGGCTAACTACTCCAATACTGCTAGTGCGTTAATTACTGCTCTAGACAAGGTAAATCAGACTCCATTGGGTAGAATACCAGGCATAGGTACTATTTCTAAGTTCATGGTAGAAAAAGGTAAAGAATCTGCTTTAAAGAAAAAG